TGCCACGAAAAGAAAGTCCGCGCCTGTTGTCGCAGCTGCTGCACCCCAGAAGCCGCTTACCGGAGAGGAAGCGGTCGCTGTAGCGATTCTGTCCTCAATGGCCATCCTGGATCTTATCATTCTCTTCACCATCGGCCTTGGTGTCGCGCTCTTCGTCCTTGCTGTGTTCGCTGCGAGCGGTTTGTCCATCCTTTGGTATCTGATGAGCAGCGATGACGCAAAGAAAGCTGCACCATACCTGCAGCAGGTTTTGGAGCAGCGGGAAAAGTTCCAGGCCATCGTAAATACCACCGATGATCCGACCACCGCAAAAAAGTATCTGGATTATCTGCTGGCCACCATGGATGAGCTCTTGACCTTCCGGGAAAAGGATCTTCGCCGCTCCGGGCTCACCAGGGAGGCCCTGTCTCAGCAAAAAGCGGATCTTCTCGCCCGGTATGATCTGATCATCTCCCAGGCAGAGCAGCGCTCGCTGGCCAAGCGGCTGATCGCCGTCCTGCTGCGGATCAAAAAAGAACCATACTGACACAAAACCCCCACCCATCCCGGGCGGGGGTTTTCTCATCTGTACATCTCCGGTGGCTCGATCTCCTCATACATCACGGTACACCGGCAGCTGGGATGGGCAGGGGGGACCATTCCGGTCTGGGGCTCATCCATCAGCTTGTGGTTGATCCTGCGCCGTCCGATGACGTGGCCGTCCAGATCCTTCAGATCATAGTAGAAGTCCTCGTCGATGTCGATCACCTTGCCCTCCAGGCTGCCGCATACGTCACAGACGCGCTCATCGTCGGCGGTACACCACCGTTTGATCACCACGCCCATGTAGCCGGCCTCCTGGGCCTGCTTGGTGCCCTCGTAGCTGCCCTGGTTGTAGGCGAAGGCAAGCTCCGTCCTGGCGATCAGATAGCCGCGGTAGCGGTGCATCCTGGCCGCGTAGCGGGTGGACATCTCCAACGCCTTCCGGTTGCTGACGCCGTTGGCCAGCAGACTCTCGAAGTATTTCAGATTGGCCACGCTCTGCTGGTGGTAGAGTCCCACCATGGGCCGGATCGCCCTGGCCAGCAGGTCCACGCTCATGTTCTCCAAAACGGCCGCTCTCCTGACAACGGCCCGCAGGCCCTCGATCTGGTTCTCCGTCACGCTGGTGACAAAATCCGCGGACCGCTGCTCCGTCCAGGTCTTCACGCCGTCGCCCATGGGATCGAAAAACCACTCCGGGTATTTCTGGCGGATCTCCTCCGCCGCCTCCTCCATGGCCTCAATCCACTTCGGCTCCAAGTGCTCCTTGACGAATTTCACATAGTCCTGCCGCCATTCCTCCAGCAGGTTCTCATCGATGACGCCGGCAAGGATGGCCTGCCGCAGCTCCTTGTAGGTGATCGCCTTACCCTGGGCGCCCCGCAGGTTGACCAGGAAATACACCAGCTCCGGCTCCTCCCGGTCCAGGAAGGACCGCAGCCGCTTCAGGGTCTCCTGGGCGGCTGCAATGGTCTTCGGGGCGGGTCCGCGGCGCTTCTGCACCGGGTAGGTGATCTTCTTGAATGTGTAGCCCATGGGCTCTCATCCTTCCTCGGTTATTTCCCCTGAATGAGATAATACTGCGCCTGTTTGGTGTTGATCTTGGCGAAGCTCTCCTCGCCGTTGATGGCCGCCACATGGCCGCCATCCAGCATAATAGCGTACTCCAGGCCCAGCTTCTTGGCGAACTCGTTGACCTGGCTGCCGGTCATGGATTTGCAGTAGCACAGGTAGACCATGCCGTTCTTGCAGCCGATCATGGTGTGGTTGGTGAGCCGGAGCACGTCGCTGTAGGCGCCGGTGAAGCCCTCCGCAGCGGGGTTGTAGTTGGCCAGCAGGCCCAGACCGCCCACCGCCCAGCGGACGCCGGAGGGAAGAGCTGCGGAGCTGATGGTCCGTTTTATACCAAAGCTGCCATTTGCCAGCCGGTACAGAACGCTCTCCGGCTTGTCAATGTGGGCATGGCAGGAGGCACCGTACACCGTCTGGCCGTTGTTGATCAGAATGGAGCAGGGCTTCTTCAGGTAGCTGAAGCTGCCGCTCAGGCTGTTTTCAAAGCTGCCGCAGCCCTTGGCCGGGTTGCTGATGGTGATGTCCTTGCAGACGATCACCGGCTGGCCGTAGAGCTGTACTGTCAGGGGGAAGCAGTTTGCTTTGAGCTTGACGGCCAGATCTACCATGGTCTGAGAACCGATCAGGCCGTCGGCATAAGAGCCGATGACCGTCTGAATCGCCTTGATTAGTCTGGTTTCGCTTGTCGTGCTGCCTCTCACAGTGTTCATGGTGTTACCTCCGTTTTATCGTCCCAGGCTCTTTTTGGCCTCTTCCGCCTCTTTCGCGTCCTTCTTGTCCGCCTTGGCTCTGGCCTTGGCGGCTTCCTTCTCCGCATCCGCCTTCTCCTGCTCCTGGCGGCTCAGATCCGCCTCTTTCAGATAGAAGTCGATCTGCTCCTCATCCAGACCGATGGACTGCAGCAGGCGGGCAGCAGTGTTCCGGGTGGATTTGCCGCTCTGGTATTTGTCCAGGATGCTGGTGATCTTGTAGATGGATTTGCTCTCCATCTCGTCTGCGCCGGGCTCCTCCTCGCCGGGCATCCCGGGCATACCGCCGGGCGGCACATCGGTCTCCATCTTCTCCGGCAGGCCGCCGATGCGGCGGATCTCCTTCTCCAGCTCTTCATCAGGCACCAGAACGCCCACGCCCACCATCTCCTTGATGTAGGTGGCAAACTGGGTCAGATCCTTCTCCTCGATGTCGCCGTGGACCATCTTGGGATAGTCGGAGATCCCCTTGAAGTGATCGCCGTTGATGTCGATCAGCCGGGGGATGGCCTGGTTGTTGAAAACCTCGCAGATCACGTCCAGATAGGTGCCGATGGCCAGGGCGAAGATCTGCGTCTTGGTGTCTGCCAGGGCGAAGCTGCCCACGGCATTCTGGCCCAGCATCACAAAGTCTGCCAGGACACTGGTTGCGATCCGCTTGTCATAGCGGTCGATAATGGCGTTGGTGTCGAACTGCCGGCGGCTGCCGGAGGACACAAGCTCCAGCTTCCAGCCATTCTCGCCTCCGGGGAGGACCAGGCCCTCTCTGGCGTCTCTGCGTATGCTGGAAACGATCATTTCCGCCTGGGCCAGGGCCTGGGCCATCTCCTGATCGCTCTCATCCCACAGATCCAGCCCCTCGGGGCCATACAGCACCGGGAAGCCGGCCAGATCGCGCTCCATGCCGTAGCCTTCGATCTCCTCCAGCCGCTTCTTGAAATAGTAGGCGCGGTATGCGGTACGGAGGATGGATCGGCCTTCCGGGTTGTCCTTGCGGCTCCTGGTGCGGAAGTGGAGGGCCTTTTCGATGGGGATGGTTACTTTTTTGAAGGTGGGCGGGGGAACCTGGGTCATACCGATCAGATCATCGCTGTCGTCCTTGTACTCCCAGCCATACAGGGTGTCCTGGCTGCGGATCGGCAGCTTCCGCCATCCGATCAGGCCGTCGGCGTGTTTGCTGTTGGTGATGGGGGATGTGGTCTTGCCCACCCGGCGCTTGTACACGATCTCATGGTAGCTCCAGCCGTAGGTCAGGAAAGACAGGATTTCAGAGATTGTGTCCGCCCATGTCCGCTCCATGTCGTCCATGCAGCTTTCCACAAACTCCGCGCATTCCTTGTCCTTGGCGGATTCGCCGCCGGGCTCAATGTGGAATTCGCACTGCCGCATCAGCATCTCGATGGCAAACAGGATCGCGCCCACCGTGGCGTCGTTGTCGGCCATCTCTGTGTAGGCCTGAACGCCCTTGGTGCCCCGCAGCTCATGCAGGAATTCCTCGAAGAAGATGCTGCCGGATCCCGCAGGACCATATCTAAGTTGGCCTATCCGGCCGATCTCTTTTGACATTTGATCTTTCCTCCTTTATTTCAGCCAGTAGCTGCTCTTCAGCGTCACGCTGCGGCTGTCGCTCTTGGGCGGTCCGCTGCCGGTGGCCATCTTCTCCAGCTCCAGGAAGCCGGTGCTGCTGGCGTCGGCCATGTCCTTGAATTTGCGATCCGGGAAGCCATCCATCTGGGCCAGATAGGCCGATGTCCATGGGGCATTGAGTACATACACGTTGCCCTTTTCCGATCCCTTCACGCCGATCCACTGAGCGGAAAACGGCTCCGCTCGGGTCTCCTTGCTGCCGCTCTCTCTTTCCACATTCACGGAAAAGCCGCTCAGCAGCTTTATGTACTGATCCGCCTGATCCTTGCCGGCCTGGCCGGGGTCCTGGTTCATGCGGATCCGGTATTTCGATTTATAGGCGGCCTTGTCCGCCTTGGCCGTGTTCAAAACGGTGTTTCTCACGTCGCTGGAGTTGAGCCGCAGGTTGATCACATCGGCGATCACATACCCGCCGCTCTTCCGCCGGCCGATCAGAACGCCGGCCGTGTAGGCAGGTCCATCCTCGGGATTGTTCTGCTTTTTGTCCTCGGTGCCGGCCAGGTCCCATGCCCGGACCCATCGCGTCACATCATCCGGGATCTCGTCGATCAGCGTCACCTTGTTGCGGGGGAAGTACATGCCCGCCGCCGGCCGGATGTCCCAGTTGCCGCCCAGCAGCCGCTCCTGCTCCACCAGGGGCAGGGCCTGCAGGTTAGCCAGGTAGCTGGGATCGTTTTTCATCAGGATCTTGTTGTCCTGCAAGGTGGAGAGGATGAAGGTGGCGCTCTTGGGGCCGATCAGCTGCCGGTACTCGGTGCCGTCCCACTGGAAAAACTCCCGTGTTCCGGTGATGACGTACAGAACGCCATCCTCGCCCGGCTGGATCACCGTCTGCTTCTTGCTGTCCTTCTCGTCCAGGATGAAAAGCTCATCCTTGTCCCAATGGCTCTTGTCCACTTTCCGGATCTCGCCATCAAACTGGTAGCGCAGCAGCTCCATGCGCCCCTCTCCCCAGATCACCTCACCATTGAGGCGGATGAACCAGCGGATCTTTCCGCTGCGCTCCGGGATTGCCAGGCCGTTGGGACCGATCCACCAGTCGATGAATTGCCGCACCCAGCTATCCGGGTCCGGGTTGGTCGTGGCGCGGATATAGCCATCAACGCCGGAATCGGAGCGGATACGGGAAAACATGTACCAGAACACATCCTCGTCGAAGTGGGTCAGCTCGTCAAAAGCGATCAGCGGGATCTGGGAGCCCTGATAACTCAGACAGTCGGCATATCTCTCCAGGTGGCCGAAAACCACCTTGGCGCCGCTGGGGAATGTAAATTGAGGGTTTGGCGTCTTCTTGGGCCTGGCCCCGATCTGGGGCAGCAGAGCCATGGCGGAGTCCCACAAGCCGCCGTTGGTGAAGATCTGGGTGTTGTTGCGGCGGAAGATCACGCTGTTGAAGCGCGGATTGTCGCTGTGGCGGCATTCCTCCAGCAGCAGGGCGTAGGTCTTGCCGCCACCAGCCGCTCCGCCATAGATCACCAGATCCGCCGGGGAAGACAGGAACTCCTCCTGCTTCGGCTGCGGTCGTATATTCATGGCGTCACCGTCTTTCTAAAATTTCACAATCCCCATGGCGATCAGCATCAACCATCCTGCTACTCTCCGGCCGTGTCCGCAGACAGCCGGAACCTCACCACATCCATACGCCTCCCAGGGGTAGGCCAGCGTCACGCCATGGGGGATCACGGTACATCTCAACCCCTCCGCTGGTGTCGTCAGTCGGAACCGTAAAAAACTTTAACATGGCCGGGGTCAGCCGCAATCTATAAATATCCGCCCGCCGCTTTCGCACAGCGCACAGGGGAAGCGCCTTTTTTCGCTCTTCGTGGGCCTTGTTGAGAGGTCGCCAAAACTCAACGGGATGATGATGGATGCGAGGCCGAATCGAACGGCCTTCTGACGGAGAAGGGTCCGTCTCTCACCTGACGCATCCATTAAGCCGCTGCCGCCATCATGAATCAGCAGAGGCTGGATCACCGGAAGTGTGGGGGCGCTTCCGGGCCCGTCTCTCCGGGCTGTCCTGAGAGGAATGAAACTAGGGGAGCTGTCGGCCTCCCCATGGAGCTGCTGGAGGGATTTGAACCCCCGACCCGCTGATTACAAATCAGCCGCTCTACCACTGAGCCACAACAGCGTATAAGAGGGGGCACACCATCAACCTCTGATCGCAGGAGTCGAACCTTTGACCTTGGGGAATTGAACCCCGCCCCGGTGTGCCCTGCTGGCCCGGCCAGCTTGTCGTCTCGGAGGCTCGGGACGGCACCGCCTCCGCTTTTTTAATCCGCACAGGGTGCCTCTGTATCGCGGTTCTGTAGAGCCTGCTGACGGGACTCTCAACCACTGCACGGTCGAAAAGGACGTCTCCTTTTCCCGTTTTTCCGTGCGGGCGCCCCTGTACGCTGTCAGCTTTGGCTCTTGGTGCCAATGGCCGGACTCGAACCGGCGACCTTGTGGGCTGTCCCCATCACTCTCTACCAACTGAGCTACATCGGCATAATAGGCGCGGATATACCGCCGCGCTCGGTTTAATTGAAATTATTCGGGCATTCCGTCATAGTAGAGGTCGCCCAGCTCTGCCCAGATACGGACGATCTCGCTGTGCTTAATAGATACCATCTCTTCCACGGAGAACCAGAAACCATCGGCCTTCTCAATAATGCTTGTGATTTCCAACAGGTTTTGCGTGGTGCTGGTGTCCACAACCTCAGCGAAGCAAAGGTTGGCACCCTTCGCCGCCTCGTCAATGCTCTCTCTGCTGTACTCCTGAGATTGGATGGTGTAGATCATGCCATCCTTGGTCTTGCACTTGATATTGATCTCCACTTTGTAGATCCTCTCATCCATCAGGAGTCGTGCCAGCTTGCTGCTCAAAGTCTCGTTCATCGTCATTCGTCGTCCTTTCAAAAAATGATATTGCGCTATATGCGCTGATACCGATGGCCGGACTCGAACCGGCATCTCTCTACCTCTACGGAGTGTCTTTACCAATTACACTACATCGGCATATCTGAGGGCGCGGCACAATGGCCCGCTGTGCGCTTATTGGCCAGTTATCACACAGCCCTGTTCCTCTCTGCACACGTTGGCGGCCTTGCGCTTCAGTCGTTAATAGTGTGTTTCGATTGTCCAGGACCCTCCTGGTGGAGATAGTCGGGATCGAACCGGCGACCTCCTGCTTGCAAGGCAGGCGCTCTCCCATCTGAGCTATATCCCCATATTCGCATCCTGGTGGGCGGTTAGCTACGCCTCCCACCAGGACGCTCTGCGCAGACCTTGTGGCTGTATACGCCACTCGGAAGGGGAGGGTGGGAGTCGAACCCACTCAAAACCATGCTCCCCATATCACCGGGGCGGACGCATCCACCCCGGCAAGCCGGATCCGCAGATGCCGGCCGCATTTCATTTCTCCATGGTTTCCCTAATAAAGCCACGCAGGCCGCCGCGGCTGTTGAGAATATCATTCCACTGATCCTCGTCCAGCTCTCTGGCCCATGTAATGGCCTTTTCAAGTTCATCCACCAGATCTTCCTCAGTTCCGTTCAGGATCCGGTCAAAGTTGCTCATTTTCTTTTTCCGGCCTTTCTGGCTTTTGGGAATCGGATCGAACACAAAGACACTTTTGTCTCCCTTAAAATATGCCTTCATGGCTGCCTCATTTCGCCATGGTCCCCAGCACGTTCCGCTCGATGCGATCCTCTACGCGCTTATTCATCCACAGCAGAGCCTCCTCGATGTGGTTCAGGGCGCAGGCATTCTCCATGGTGGCAAACTCACCGGCCTGGAAGCACTTCAGCCGGTCGCGGACGATCTCCAGCAGATCGGTGTCCAGAACGCCATGGCGGGCGTCAGGATCCTTGCGGGGGCCCTTCTGGAACTCCAACATGATCGCATCGCAAGAAGGCTCGCCGACACCGAAGAATGCGACTATGTAGTCGTGGTATGCACCGCCGGGGCCGGGCTCTCCGGCACGGAAAACCCCGTTCAAATTCTCACGCTTCTGAATGGTGTTCAGTCTCTCCATGCCTCAGTCCTCCTTCAGCACTTCCCGTGCCATCACCAGCAGCTCACACATGCCGAAGAATTCCAGCGGATCCTTGCCGGTCTTCTCCCGGATCTTCTTCATGGTGGCGTACAGCTTGGTGCGGCCCCAGCCCAGCTTCTTGGCCGTCTCGGTGCCGCTCAGGTTGTTCTCAGACAGTGCAACGATCAGCCGGGCCTGATCCTTCGTCAGAACGCCGGTCTCCGCCTCTCTGTTCATCAGTCGATCAAAAAACTGCATCATGCACCTCTCAGCACTTTCCTCCGGGACAAAATCCGCCATGGGCTCCACAACATCGGCAGCCAGCAGGATCTCGCCGCTCTCCAGCCTGGCAGCCATCACCGTGCAGCGGTCGAAAAAGGAAACGGCCTCGATCTCTGCCGCCTCCAGAATGCCGTTGACTTTCTCCTTCGTTTCCATTGTTGTTCCTCCTTTTTGTATCCTGGTTAAACTTCCAGGTCATCAAAACTCTCATGCTTCCGGCTCCGGCTGTTGTCGGGGATGTAGATCTGCACGGGATTGATGGACTCGCCGCCATCCCGCTCCTCGATCACATCGCCCACGTCACCGCGGCTCAGGCGCTCCAGCTTGGAAGCCACGTCAACCATGCGGCTCAGATCGCTGGCCTTGATCTCCTCATCCGGGAGCTTGTCCAGGGCCTTGGCCGCCTTGACCAGCATATCGCTGGCCAGCTTGGCATGGCGCTTCCGCATCTTCACGATCTCATCCAGCTGCGCCTGCCGGGCGATCCGGTCCTGCTCCGCATCCCATGCGGCAGACCGTTTCACCCAATCGTTTTTGGAGCTCCATTCTTCCAGGCCTCCCGGGTTTTTCCCCAAAACCGCCCCCGCCTTGGCAAGGCTTCGTTCAGGGCCAAGATCCCGGTATACGCAGAACGCAGCATAGGCCTTCACCGTCTCCTCTGGCTGTTTCTCCCAAGGCTCCGGCGCGACAACCTCCTTCTCCTTCGCCATCGCCTGCCACCTCCTTTTTTGATTCAAGGGGGAGGCTGTCAATCCTCATGGATGACAAATACCCCCGCCCCGGTCTTCTCCAGGTGATACTTACTGGTGTCTATTTCATCTTTGGCCGTGGAGGGCAGTTCCATGGTGTCTCTCCATCTCTGGATGATCTGCCTGGATACGCCCAGCACGATCCCTATCTCGCAATCGTTTTTTCCCTCCTGCCACAGAGCGAAGGCCTGCTCATCGGTGTATCTCCGTCTGGATCGCCTTGTCTGGACGGGAGGTGGTTGTGGCTCTTTTCCGCGGTTTTGCTCGTATAGCATCGCCTCATACTTGCCATAGGTCAGACCCATGGATCTGGCAATTTTATTGATTTCTGCCAATGATGCCATCGTGTCTTCCCCCGAAAGATAGTCATAGTCTTTGCATACAGAAAACCACGCTCTGATCATGTGCGTGGCCCCGTTTCAGGTCGTTTCATGGTGTGCCACTCCCTAAATTCTATTTTATGCCATGGTCGGTGCAACTCAGGTTGCACTGCCGTCCTCATCCCGCAGAAAGCTCTGGACATTCGTAACAACCACGTTATCCACACACAGATTCTTTTTGAGGATGTCGGCAACAGCCTTCATGTCCTCATGGGTAGATGGCCGTGCAGCGGTGTTTTCGTCGCTGGTGACATAGGTGATCTCGCAGGTGATGATTCTGGTGATCTCTTTCATAATCATTCCTCCTCAGTGCCTCTTCCGCAGGCCGTAGAAAATTTCTTTTATGCATGGGTATCTCACTGGGAACGGCTGGAACCTATCCTTGTAGATGGGCCGGATACCACGATCTAACTTCTCCCGGTAATAGTCCGACTCCGGGCCGGTATACAGGGCCTCATAGTATTCATCCACCCTCTCGCACAGCCGCATGACGAATTCCTCGATCTGCTTCGGATACCATGGCCGGCCCTTCATGTCGTTCGGATCGTAGAGCATCATGGTCAGGCAATCTACGACGATCTGGCGATTTACGTCCCCGGAGATCTCGATCAGATCCTTGGTCCTGGCATCATGCCTGGCAAGCAGCCCGCTCTTCTTCATGGCATTCCCTCCACTCCATCGTCTTCTGAAAATACGGCCCGGACAATCCCGGCATTTTTGATCTTCCGTTCGCACATCATGCACGGCCTCGCCGCAATCACCCGGTTCCCCTCTCGTCCGGCCAGATACAGCGTCGCTCCGATGGTTTCCCGCCCGGCCTGGGAGATCGCATTGTCCTCCGCGTGGACGGCCTTGCAGGCTTCGTATCGCTCACCATGGGGGATCCCGTTGGCCTCTCGCCAGCACTCGCCGGTATCACAGCAGTTGGGCTCTCCTCTGGCGGAGCCGTTGTAGCCGGTGGCGATGATCCGGTCATCCTTGACGATCACCGCACCATACTGGCGGCGCAGGCAGGTGGAGCGCAGCGACACGGTGCTGGCAATCGTCAGGTAGTAAGCGTCCTTGTCAATTCTCTTCACCATGCACCTCCTGCAGCAGCTCCGGGTTGTCGTGGATGTTGCCGATGACGAATACATCATCGCCGTCGCGATATTCTTGTATCGCAACCCCATCAGGGTCATCAAATACAACATACCAGCCGTGCAGTTGCTCATGCCAAATAACCTTGCCGGTTTCGTACCACACAGGAGGCGTGCTTGGCGGTTCGGCATCACCCTCGAAGCGGATCTGAATAATGTCCCCCTCAAAGATCCGCTTGCCGTTCTTGTCCTGCAGGCCGGTGTACTGGCCTACGGTGGAGGGGTCAACGCAAATAAAATCGACTTCCTCCGTCACCCCAAAGTGGTTTAGTACAATGGACGCTTTAATTTCTTCGTGGTGCTGTACGAGCATTCCCTCGACCCACTCCCCATTGTCAATCCGCTTCCCACGGAACAAAATCTCACGCATCAGCCATGCACCTCCGCATACACATCATCGAACACCACCGGGATCTCGGCATGGAACATGTCCAGGATCATGTCGGACACCTCCCAGATCTGCGGATGGGCAGCAGGGCTGTTCCGAAGCCGCAGGAAGTGCCTCCACTCCCGGATGTTCATGGTCATGACGATCTCGGTCTTGGTGCTGTTGGGCAGCACGCTTCTGGCCTCCTCGGGCTTGGCCCCGACCTCGATCAGCTTCTCGTAGTAATACTCCGCCATCCTCATGGCATCACACCAAAGGCGCCACTTATACCAATCCTCGCCAGGTATATCCCACTTGAACCCGGTTCTGATGTCGATGAAGGATATCTCCCCGCCGAACTTCTTCCCGGTGTAATTGCAGTACCGTGTGCTCTCCTGTGAGTAGCTGGCGAGGCGGTGCCGCACGATCTCATGGCTCACGCCCCGGTCGCAGATGACCTTGACGGAGATGCTCTGGTGCTCGATAACGGACTCATGGCCGCTTTTGATAATGCTCCGGACAAACCGCTCGGCGCTGCCGTCGGTGATCTTGTCCTCGCTCTTGTAGCACACCCTGCCGATCCGCTCTATTTTCCGCAGGATCTCGGAGCCGTCCACCGGCTCCATAAACTCAACGCTGGGTTTGATGATTTTCATATTTTTCCTCCATCTCAGACAAAATAGCGTCCATCCTTTTGCCGATTTTATGCCAGACCCAAAACACATAAATGCCGAATACGCCGAAAGCAATAAACACTAGGTCTAGGATAACAGTGATAATATCAGCCATCGCCCTCACCATCCTCTCTCGGCATCCAATCAGAGCAGTATTCCGGCTGTCTGTCGAAGCCACACAGTCTTTTACTACAATAGTATCGATAGAGATCGCCGCCGCCTTTGCGTTTCAGGTGCTTGCACATATCGCATGAAGTGGTACAGCGATCCCTCCGAATCAACTCCACCGCAATCCATACTCCGATAACACCGGAGACGATCCACAGCAGAATCAGTATCTTCACCATCAGCCCCCCTCTCCTGTGGTCGTTGCATTTTCTGCAACAGCCACAAGGCCGCACCGCATTTTCAGGATGGCGGCCTTGCACTTGTCGCAGACTTCCGGCCCCACGATGGGGCCTTCGCAGGTTCGGACGGTTTCGCCGCAGATCAAGCAGGATATTTCATGTAAGGGTTTGCAGATTTTTGCCATGAAGATGGCGTCACAGTTATCTCCGTATTCGTGGAACTCCCCAGTGATAGTGCATTTCACCTTTGGTGGGTTGGAGGTATAGCACAGGCCGTCCGTTTTATCACACAATCCGCATCTCATGGTGTCTCCTCCGTTTCCAAACAGTTGATGGCATCGCGGGCCTCGTCGATGGCATCCAGTGCAGCACGAATGACTTCTTGCGGGAAGCGCCGGCGATACTGGGCCATCTCGTAGAGGTGCATTTCCAAGCTCCCCTCCTCGATTTCATGGAGGTAGACCTTGTCGTCGCCCTTTTCGTTGAACTCTGCCATTGCGGTCTCCAGCTGATCCGGCGTCATCCCCTTGGGGGGCAGATGATGGCGCACGATCTTTCCGTCTTTGTTCCTGTAGTAAATCAGCTTCATTCGTCAGTCCTCTTCTCTCCTGTGGTTGTTGCGTTTTTTGCAACAGCCGCCTCGGCCAATCTGTAGCTCGCTTCACGCATGAGCATTTTGTCGTACTCGTTCAGAACTCCCTTCGCATCTGCACGATTTTGGAGGAACAGGGAAAGCCCATCCAGGCTCAAAGGGTCGTCGATATTTTCCAGCACCACCAGACGGCCCTCCTTGTCAGCCTGGAGAAAATCATGGCATCGCCGCGCCCACATTCTTGCAGCACCAATGTTTTCGTTCAGCCGCTCCTGCAGGGTCACGATCTCCTCCGGTGTCAGGCCGGTGTCCTCGTAGGCGGCGAGGCGTTTGACAACTCTCCCTAACGTGCAATCCGGGTAAATTCCGAAATAATCATCTACCACATGCAAAATATATTTTCCGCCGTCAGTATCGGCGCGGCGTCGTGTCAGTCGATCCATGGTCAGCCCTCCAATAACAACTGATTGCTGCGGTAAGCCTCAAACAAGGTCTGCCCGCTCTGGTTGACCATATAGGGCAGGAAGATCTCGTCCAGCTGCACCATCTCGCTCTCCAAAATAGCCATCTGGGCCTCCACCCAGTCCTTCAGGATCCGCCAGGCCACCCGCTCCGCCTGTTCACGATCACACTTGACCTTCTGACGGTGCAAAACAGCATGGACAGCGTCCACATTAGCCGGGAGGCGGATGCCCCGGGGGCCGGCGGGGGTATCGACCATGAACGACAAAGCAGTGATATGGCCGTCGTCGTCATAGTCCTGCATGATCTTCTTGGCGCCATGCTTCACCAACTGGCCCTGAATGGCGCCCAGCGTGGTGTAGACATCCACCTTCGTTGTGTAATTTAACAATGGCATATCATCATCCCTCCTCCGCCAGCTCCACCTTGTCGGCCGGCACCCGCGTGGATCCGTTCCTTTCGATCAGCACCACAGAGAGGCGGTGCTGTTTGTTTTCGGTGTACCAGGAAATATACTCGCTGATCCGTTCATACCGCCGGCCCTCATACATCACCGGCAGCCGGTCCCGCATGGCGCGGTCAATGGCTTTGCTGTCCATGGCGATCCTCCTGAATGCCCCGCCACTCCCAGCGGCTGTTCTTCTCGCAGGCATGGCAGACGCAGGCCTCATCCGGGCAGTTGTCACAGATATAGTCGGCGCCTATGCAGGGGAGGGGTGCTGTTTTGTGGCGGCAGGTATCGCAGCCGCCGTATTTCTTCAGCTCTGCCAGCAGAGCATCCCCCACGATCCTTGCCGCCTCCCGCTCCTCCATGCACTTGATGGCGATGTCCAGCGCATAGGCGTAGTTTGACAGCGAAGCATTATCCCGGATCGGACGCAAATATTCGATAGCTTCCTTAATCATCATGTCAACTCACATTCTTTCTCCAAATCCTGAATTGCATATAGCAACTCGCTCCACTTGATTCCTGTCAGAATCACCTCACTGCTACTGTTAAGCCATCCGTTTTTAGCAAGCCTTGCATGAATGCGTTTCGGAACGACCACGATGTTTTCTTTCGTAACATTCATGGAATTGCCATCCAGATAGATTGCCTGAAACTTCTTGGGATCGTATCCCATGAGAAGTTGCACCTTGGGCACCCACTTGTTGGGCTGTTCCACCTTGACCATGACAATGCCTTTCTTCTCGATGCGCTCCGTTCCTATCGGTTTGCACGTTTGATACTTTTTTGGAACATGGTCTTTCGGCGTGTAGTTGCTTCCTCTCCATACGCCCAATTTGAGTAAATGATCCGTCACAGTCTGCGTTGCAACTTTGATTCCGAACAATTCAAACAGTTTTTTAGATAACTCTCGGCTTGTGTAGTTGCTCCAGTTTTCCAGCAAAAATGCATCCGCTTCTGCGGTGAATCTGGTTTTGTTCAAAGGCTCCTTTTTAGGCAATCCCAAATATCTGCACTTTTTGCCCATGGAATCCGTTGTCATGTGTGCGCCAAATTTCGCATTGTAGCACTTGGCCAGTTCGCTATATGACATGTGTGGAAAGTGTTCCACAATGAAAGCATTCTGATCCTCGGTGTAGTGGCTTCCTCTCATTCGTTTTTACCAACCATCTTCTCAATGGTGCTGCTTTTGAGTTTCCCTTCTGCAACAAGCTTTTCCGTTCTCAAAACAACATCGGCGTTGTTAATCATCTGCTTGGCAAGTGAGGAAACGGTCATCGCAACCTCCGCAAGCTGCTTCTTAGCAGAAAAAGGAGTCTGCTTATCTGTAATAAGCTCAATCTGTTCGCCGAGCTTCGCCTGCAATTCGTACAGAGTCATAATTTATTTCTCCTTTCAGTTAGCTTAGAACGGCAGATCCTCGTCCTCGTCCTCGATCTCCTCAAAACCCACAGCCACCGGCGCGCCGGCAGGCTTGTAATCACCATAGGCAGCAGGCTGACCGTATCCGGTAGGTGCGCCATAGCCTCCCGCAGGAGCGCCGTATCCAGCCGGGGCACCATAGGCGGGTGCGCTCTCTTCCTTCTTGCTGTCACCGAAGTACACGTTGTCCGCCTGGATCTCAGCGGTTCGGCGGTTATTGCCGTCCCGATCCTTCCACTCACGGATCTGCAGCCGGCCTTCTGCCACGGCCATGCGGCCCTTAGAGAAATACCTGCAGACAAACTCAGCTGTGTGCTGCCATGCCACTACATCGATGAAGTCGGTGGCTTTTTCGCCGTTCTGGCCCTTAAAGTCCCGATCCACCGCCAGAGTGAAAGATGTCACAGGCTTTCCGCTCTGTGTGGTGCGAAGTTCCGGGTCGCGGACCAAGCGGCCCATGATGATAATTCTGTTTAACATAAATTCATGCTCCTTATTTCATTTTCGATAAACCAATTTGCACTCATCCCAGCCATCGTAGTTCTCCCGCAGGTGCCGGGCCAGGATCGGCCGGTATGCGCTCCGCTCCGTGGAGTCGTATTCCCGATGGCACCGTGGGCAGAGAGTCAGGGTGTTCTCCGGGATCCCCAGGCCACCCTGGGCGCGGGATATGTAGTGTGCATTGGAGAAGGCCAGCGGATTGCTGGTGGGCGCCGGCCGGCCGCAGAGTATGCAGCACGGCCAGCCATCCACGCTGTCCCGCTCCGCAACAGCCTTCTTTACCTCCATGGGTATTGACAAGGCTATCGTCCGGTCCTTCATGCGCCCCACCGATCCGTCATCCTGGCCAGCTCCATGGGCGTCAGGGTCTCAATGTCCAGGGCCTTGGCATCCTGGACCACCATGTCGATCAGCCGGCTCATCTGCTTTTTGTTGTACTGGCTGGATCCGTAGTAAGCCCGGATCACCACCTGCTCACCATCAGGGGAAAAATCAACCTGCTCTGTGGGCCAGCCGGTGCCAAGCATGGACCAGGCCACCCGGAAGGTCTTTGCTTGATCCTCCGGCAGGGTGAAGTCCTTGAAGGGGCCGACCTCTTTCACATATCCCAGGTACAGCTCCTCCTTGGTGCAGGTCTTCTCCTCAATCAGGCTCTTGACCTCCGCCATCTCGTCCAGCAGCCTCCACATATAGGCGTTGGCATCCAGGCTCCGGTGCTCCCGGCACTCCTTGATCTCCACCGCGTACTTCTTCGGCTTCATCTCGCCCACGAACTTCTTGGCGTCCCGGTAGGGGATCCCGATGCAGAGGAAAGCTTTTTCACCATCCAGGATCACCTTCGCCTGCTCGAATGTAGATTTCACGATCTCACGCTCCTCTTGCGCTTTTCGGTATGTACCGGCTCCGTCAGAGCCCGCTCCACCGGCCAGCCATAATGCAGCCGGCGCCAGAGGGTGGAGGCGTCGATGCCCAGCTCCTCAGCCCACTGGGTCATCGACTGCGTCCGACCATCCAGGGTCAGCACCCGGTTGGATCTCCGATTGTTGGCCTGCTCCTTCTTTGTTGCCCAACGGCAATTTTCAGGGCAGTATGGGCCATCCGTGTCGATCCGATCCAGGGTCAGGTGGTTTTCATAGCCGCTCTCCATGGCCCAGGCCAGGAAGGCGGGGAATCCTGCCCACTCGGGGCAGACCGTGATCCCCCGGCCTCCGTACAGCGGATAGTCATCCCTGGCAGCATTGGAGCAGCGCTGCTTCATGTTGTTCCAGGCGTAATGGATCCGCCTGCGGCTTGCTCTGTCGATCATTGGCCATCAGCCGCCTGCTTCTCGGCCTGCAGCGCCTTCATGCAGTTCCAGCAAAGCTCATGGCCGAAAGTATTCTTTGCGTTCTCCGCAATCTCCTTAACGCTGTACACCTTGCCGCCGGCGCGTGTGGCCTTGATGGCCTGACCGCATCTCTGGCAGGGGCGAGCGGGCGGGGGAGGAGGAGCGGAAGGCCTGGGTGCGGGTGCCTGGGGAGGAGGCGTATTCCCGCCGGTTTCTCCGGCGCTGTACTTGGTGCGATCTGCCTCCCAGTACACATCTGCAGCCACGCCCAGCATCTTGCAGCAGACGCTCACGGCGTCGGTATAAGCCATCTTGAAGGCCTCGTCGTTCGTCACCAGCTTGCCCTTCTCGGTGTTGATCAGCATGGATCCGCCGACGCCCTCGATCCCGTCGCTCCACTGGCCGTCCACCTTGATTTTCAGCTCCATGGAGCACCAGGCAGCCACTTCGCCGCCGGCGCCGGGCTCCGTCCAGTATTTCACGTTGCACAGTTTCCAGCCCACGCCGCAGGGGCCGAAGAGCTCGGTCAGTAATTTAATACGGAAAATCGGGTTGATGTCGCTCTTGCCCTTCAGTTTGCCGGCCTGGATCGGCCGCAGGGCATTGTCCGGGCAGACGCGGGCCTTCTCATAGATATACAGGTTGTCCATCACTTCACCCCCATGCTCAAATCCGACACCAGCGTAGCGCCGGGGATCTCCATATTGGCTTTCAGCAGCTTGGCCACCTCATCCTTGCTGATGGTGGGCGCGGTGTACTTCAGGATCTCGTCGTGGAAATTCTTCTGGGCCCACTCAATGGCGGCCGCCTCGTCGGAAAGCTCCACGCGGGTGGTCTTGCGAAAGGTGATGGAGCACTTGGCGGTCTGGAACTTCTCGCCGGCCAAAGCGGCCTTCAGCCATCTCTTCCGGTTCTCCGCCATGGCCTCGATCTCCTTGCGGCGCTTGGCCAGGTTCAGCTCCTCCTGCCGGATGGCAGCAGCCTCAGCTACCAGGTTCTTATACCAGCAAGCCAGATTTTCGATCTTGGCATCCCGCTCCATCTGGAGCTGATCGAATGCCTCCCAGTCCAGGATCTCACCGGTTTCAGGGTCCACCAGGTTCATGATGGCCTGATCGATTTCATAGATGCTGATCATGCCTGCACCTCCTGATCCTTCTCCTTCTGTTTCTCGTTGAATACAGCCACGCCCCGATCCTCCATCAGAGTCTCCAGGATCTCGATCTTGGCCTCATCAGAAAACCCATATTTGAGTACCGCGATCATCGCGTAATGGTATCTCTCGCTTTTCTTCATATTGACATTTCCTCCCAAACGGCTTATCATAGCCGTAGCAATATTTGTCCCATGCCGCTTTCCGGTCTCGCACACCGGAAGGCGGCTTTTTCATTTCCCAAAAAACTCTTGGCGCATATCTACAACTGCATACTTTCCGTGATACATTTCCTTATCCGCAAAGATCTTTTTCCGCGGCTTATCACACTGGAAGTCTCTGCAAATTGCAGGCCGCACCTCATAAATCAGACATTTCCGCTCAGAATTGGATCGGAAGGGGCAAGTGAGATCAAGAGTAGGCCCGCTGAACGGCCAGAAGCGTTTTTGCTCTTTTATGCCATGCTTTTCTATGTACTTTTTGATCTCCTTGACCTCTTTTTTGGACACAGGAAGGAAGTTTGCACAACACTCTCCGCAGTTTGAGCACTTCCCATCCATCGTGTAGTCGTATATCCCGGCTTCCATGTCCTTCATGACATCCTGAATGAATCCATGTACTGCCATATTTCTTTCCTCATTTCTGGCCATCGCCAAGGGCCTTCATGCTCATCCCGCCGGCCAGCAGCTCCATGGTCTGCTTGATGTCCGACGGAAGCGCCAGGAACTCTCTCTCACTGGCTGCCCGCACCTTGTAGGACCGCTGGAAGTTGGACGCCACCAC